CGTTTAACACCAACATGGTGGTAAATGAGCTGTTCCTATCTTCAGCCACCCTCAGGGACAACGTAGTGTCCTTAGCGAAGCAATTAGGATACAACCCGAAGTCTATTACTGCTCCTGTTGCTTACGTTAACTTTGATGTAGTTTTCACAGGAACAGCTCCGACTGTGATTTTTCTGAAGAAGGGAACTGGATTCACAACTATTTTTGATGACAATTTATATCAGTATGTCGTAGTTGACAACCAAGAAGCATCGGTTATTGATGGCGTTGCTCAATTTAAAAATATTCCGATTTATGAAGGAAGTTTAATTACTAATTCATATACGGTCAACTCATCATTAAAATCACAGCGTTTTGTGATTGATAATCCAAGTGCTGATATTTCTACAGTTAGAATAAAAATATTTCCTTCACAAAATAGCAGTTCATTTGAATTTTACGAGTATTCAGATAATATTTTAAATGTAAACAAAAATTCTACTGTTTACTACATGGAAGAGATTGAAGACGAAAAATACGAAATTTTCTTTGGTGACGGTGTTTTAGGTAAAAAATTAATAAATGGTCAATTCATAGAAATTAGTTATTTGGTAACAAATGGTTCGGCAACTAATGGAGCTAGAACATTTACTTTTGCTGGAGTTTTGGAAGATGTTAATGGTAGTAGTAATTATCCAGCAAATATTAGTGTTTTAAATAATTTAAGTACTCCTGCTGATGGGGGAGAAGAAATAGAATCTATTTCTCAAATTAAATTTAATGCTCCAAAATATTATGGCACACAGGATAGAGCAGTGACCACAGAAGATTATGCTGCTATCGTAAGAAAAATTTATCCTGCTACTGCTGATATTATCACGTATGGCGGTGAAGATGCCAGAACACCAGAATATGGTAAGGTAAAGATTGTAATTAAACCAAAAAATTCTGCTTTACTTTCGTCTATCACAAAACAAGAAATTGTTCGAAAATTAAGACCATACATGGTAGCTTCAGTAACTCCAGATATTGAAGATCCTTCTGTTGTATACGTTGAGTTAACATCTGTAATTTCTTATGATCGTTCAAAAACTACTCAAAAACCAGAAGAAATTAAAGCAAAGGTTATTTCTGGATTAAAACAATATCTTCAGCAATCAGATACAGAAAAATTTAATGGGAAATTTAGATATAGTAAATTTATTGGAGTAATTGATGAGTCTGATAAATCAATCAATTCTAACATAACTACTGTAGTAATTAGAAAAGATTTTTATCCACAAATCAATTCACAAAGTTTTTATGAAATTTGTTATCAAAATTCTTTTGATAAAGATTGTGAAGATATATCTATTTTTTCAACTGGATTTGTAACCGCAGAATATCCAAATACTACAGTGTATTTTGAAGATAAGGATGGTAAAATTGTCCTATATAGAATAGATTTTTTAACTGGCGAGAAAATAACTTTAAACGATTCTTTGGGGATAGTTGATTATGAAAATGGGGAGCTTATGCTCTATAATTTGACTATACTAAAAGGTTCTTTTGAAGACAATAAAATTGAAGTAAGAGCTAAACCTCGGTCAAATGATATTGTTGCCCTAAGAAATGTTTATCTTGATGTAGATCTTGCCAAAAGTAAATTTAATGCCAATCCCGAGTAATTAGATGGCTGCTAAGATAAGAAAAATTTCAACACTGATTGAGAATCAGCTACCTGGATTTATTTCTTCGGAATATAAAAATTTCTCTAAATTTATTGAGAAATATTATGAGCAACTTGAATTACCAGGACAGCCACTAAATATTATCAATAATATTTCTAACTATAGAGATATTAATTACTATGAGAAAAATTTGCTCAATCAGCAAACAGTATTGCTAGAGCAAGTTGATGTAGAAGATAATGTATTAACTGTAGAAGATACATCGTCTTTTCCTAAAGAAAATGGCTATATTCGTATTGATAATGAAATTTGTTTTTATAAATCAAAAACTGACACACAATTTTTAGAAGTCTCTCGTGGAGTTAGTGGCAATACTACGCTAGGCGATTTATACGAAAAAAGCAACTTTGTAACTACTTCGGCTTCAACTCACGATTTTGGATCGGTAGTTTTAAATGTCAGTAATTTATTTTTATACGCTCTAGTAAAAAACTTTGAAGATCAATATCTTGGTGGATTTCCTGAAAAATATTTAAATCAAGAGGTAGACAAAAGAACTTTAATTAAAAATATTAAAAAGTTTTACAAAGCTAAAGGAACTGATAAATCAATTAGTTTTGTTTTTAATTCAGTAGTTCCCCAAAATGAGGGCGAAGCTACTTCGGTATACAATCCAAAAGATTATACCTTAAAAGCTTCTACATCAGATTGGGTTACAAAATATTCATTAAAAGTGAAAGCTTTAAGCGGAAACCTCGAAGATTTGATAGGCGAACAGATTATTCAAACAAATCCAAAATATGCTTCTGCTGTAATTGATAATGTAATTTATCTCGGTAACTATGCTGGAGAAGATTTGTATGAACTTGTCTTGGCCCCAGATTCTGTAAATTCTGAATTTACTATTGTAGCTAAAACACAACTATCTAAAAATTTTAATGCTTCTTTAGATACAGGAAAAAGAATTAATGTAGTTTCGACTTTTGGTTGGAAAAATAAAGGAACTATTTTAATTGGCAACGAAAAAATTACATTTAATGATAAAAATATAAATCAATTTATTATTGAAAGTAGACTTGGTAATAGATCTACTTATCAACAAGGAACTAATGTTTATGATTATTTTCCTGTTAACACAACTAACGCTTCATTTATTATTTTAGGAGTATTATATAATTTAAATATAAAATCTCCAGCGCCATATTCAAATTCAGGCGATAAAATAGAAATTTCTGATCCTGGATTTGATACAAGAGATCCTATAATTTATGACATTATTTCCAACAATTGTCGTTGGTTTATTAACGAAACAAATACACCACCTAGTATTCCACTCAATCCACAAATTCAAACTAGTGTTGATGATCTGTTAGCAGACGTATCTGCCATTTATGAGGATGAACAATATTATTATATTTGTTCAAGTGGATTTCCATCACATCAAATTCTTTTAGGTGATATTAATAACCAGTTAGTAGATCAAAAGTATTTAAAATTAATTAGAAAATACCCGACTACGGTTGCCGAAGTATACCCAACTTCAACAAGAGACACAGGGATTTTTATTGATGGTACTGTAGCTATGAGCTACAAAGATGAAGAATTTGTTAATTTTGGTAAAATTACAAATATTGAAGTTACCAACAAAGGCGGTGGTTATAAATCTGCTCCTTTCGTATTGGTAAACAATGAGCCAGGAAAAGCAGAGGCGTTTCTTTCTGGCGAAGTTGTTGAATCCATCACAGTAAAAACTCAACAAATTTTTCAAACTCCTCCAGAAGTTACCATTACTTCTGGTAGAGAAGCGGTTCTTAATGCTATTATAACTCAAGGAAAAGTTACTGATCTTGTCATTGTTAATGAAGGAGAATATTATTCTTCAGCTCCTATTATTAGAATTACTGATAGAGCCGGGAAAGGTCGTTTTGCTGAATATAAGGCAATTGTTTCATTTGACGGGAAAATTATATCAGTAGAAAAACTTAATGAAGGAAGATTTTACTCGGCAGCTAATATTTTTGTAGAAATTATTCCCGATGGAAAAAATGCCACTGCCAAATCTAACATTGTAAAATGGGTAAAAAACCGCTACGAAAAAATAAAAACCAATTTAGATGATAGTTATGGTTATATTTTTGCTAATATTGATTTTAACAAGCAGTATGGTTATGGTAGAATAGCAAATCCATTGAGATTAAGATTATCTGCCGGAGATAACGTTACTAGTGTTTTAACAGAAACTAGCACAAAAATACACTCGCCAATTTTAGGATTTGCTTATGATGGAAATCCTATTTACGGACCATATGGATTCGAAGATCCAACTGATGTAAATTCTGACATTACAAAACTCCAAAGTGGATATGTTAAAAAAACCAATAGGTTAAATGGTCCTAGTGTAAGCGAATATCCACTAGGAACATTTATAGACGATTACGAATGGATTCCTAGTATTCAATCAGGAAAAACTATTTTAGATAGAAATAATGGAAGATTTTGTGTAACTCCAGAATATCCAAATGGAATTTATGCTTATTTTTTAACTATTGATTCTAATGATCATCCAGAATTTCCTTACATTATCGGAGAAAATTATTATTCTTTACCAGTAGACTCAAACTACAATAGTTTTATTTCTCAAGATGATTTACCAAATAATGTAAAAAGATTAAGAACCTCCCAATTAAATTTAAATGGTGGCGGAGTAGTAGCTACAATTGATGAAGTAGTATCTGGGTCTATTAATTCAGTAACTGTAGTAGATTCCCCAAAATCATTTAATGTTGGAGCACAAGTAGTATTTGATAACTCTGGAACAAATGGAGAAGGAGCTTCTTCATTTGTATCTTCCGTTCATGGAGAAAATGTAGTTTCGTTAAAGTCTAAAAATACCATTGCTAAAATTGATATTATTGAAAATGCCTATCTTTTTGAAGGCGATTTTATTGAACAGATTTCAACCGGAGCTGTTGGTAAAATTGTTGGCAATGTATTCAATGAAAAAATTATAGTATTAGAAGAAGTAGAAGGAACTTTTAATTTACAAAATAAATTATTTTCTAAAGATATAAACAATAATTCTATTGTTGTATTAAATTTAATTTTAGATCAAAACAGTAGTTATTCTAAAAATGCTATCATAAATTTAACTGATGGATTAAATCGTCCCGGATCAATTATAGCATCGGGAGAAATATTAGAAACAACAACGAATCAAAATTCCATTAAAATTAAAGTTCTTAGTGGAGAATTTATATTAAATCAAATATATTTTCTCAGAAGTAGTGATTTAACCAATACTCCTGGCTCCAAAATTGTT